GTTCGGAAAGCTCAAAGACTGGCGCAGGGTGGCGACCCGATATGACCGATGCGCGCACACCTTCTTTTCAGCGATCTGTATCGCCGCTACCGTCATATTTTACCTCAATTAATGAGTCCTGAGCCTAATCACCCAGGGGCCGGTGATTGCGTCCGCCTCCATCGGCATGGTGTATTCAGACAGCACGTTTGGAATCTGCCCATAACCTGTCACGGCACCGACCCACTTTCCATCCTTCTTGGCAACGAAGCTGATATCAGCCTTGTTCCGAATGAAATCTGAGAAGGTTGCGTTTGTGTACGAGGCCGCGAGTGGCCTGTCAAAATAGACAATACGCCCCGATATTTCCGCAACTATATATGGGCTGGCCGTCCCGTTATAAACAACGACCGCGCGCCCCTCGGCCAGCGAGCCCGTAAACTGTGCAAACGAATTGCCAGCTTGCCCGGTTATCGTGCCGTACATTTTGCTTGGGGCAAGCAGCTCGCCGCCGCGTGCAAACACCCCACTGGGATTTTGGGCCGATGCAATCACGCTACTGGCTGTAGCGTGATCCGTGCTGTAGCTGTGCAGGAATAGATAGGACGTACCGTTATCGGTGCAAGCGTAAGATACGGATAACCCGCCGCCATCGGTGCCGGTCGCGGAGTAGACGGTGCCTGCCCTTGTGAAGGACAGCCCGTTGCTACTCGTCGCGAGTCCGATGCTCGCACCCGGCCCGGAAGTTCCACGCTCAAGGTAATAGATCCGGTACACAGATCCATCATAAGTGACGGTAGCTGGCCCGATCCCGTTTGGCTCACCGGCACCGCTTACCAGAACGGCGCCGTCATCGACATAAGCCGCGCCGCCGGTTGATGTCCATCGTCTTACCTCGGACCACTTCCCGCCGATGTGAACGCTTGCGAACACATGGACGCGGTTGCCGACCCGGATCGCGGAAGGCCAAGCTACATGGTCCTGCGTGGTGCCGGTGACAGGCCGGATAGGGTTGCCGTCCTTGGTGAATTCGAAAACCCGGTATCGGCCATCAACCCCGTATGTGTTAGCCACATACCCGTCAGCGAAAGCCGCCCAACTCCAAAGCAGGAGAGCAAGTGCTATAAAGACATTTTTCATTCTCGGTAATCCTCTTTTTATTCGCCAAGAAAATGGACATCTAGCGAGATTCCCATGTTTTGCGCAGAGCCCTGATTGTGGCGAAAAAACACGGCAATCCTATCGCCCTCATGAAGCTTGGCAATGCCGGTAGCAGACACCGCCTGATTGCCGCCCAGCCCCGATGTTGATACGTCTGTTGTTTGCGACGCTATCGAAAAAATTGCGACGTCCGACTCGTTCACTTTAGAAATCGAGACATTGAAACCGTAGTTACTCCCGGCCGGCATCAAAACGCCCATATTTGCAGTGCAATTATAGTAGCCCGTGGTTCCGATGGTAATGATCCCGCTTGCTTCGGTCGCGCCTGGCAAATTATTTTCCTTTCCCGCAAACGACGTAAGCCTCGTCTGCACGTTATTCGGGATCGAGATTAATACCGGGTCGCCGTGAAAGCCGAGGTACTTTCTTTTCAGACCGGCAGTGATGCCGTCACCTATGATAGATGCCCACGGCCCCCATACACCTGAATTCCGCCCTCGCATTAACCAGCCTTGCGCTTGCGCGGATGAGTTGGTGTAAGGGATAGCAATCTGCGTAATATTGCTTGCACCGGCGTACATAAGTGACCAGCAGTGGAAGTAGTTTGTCCCCCCAGGCCCGCCAACCGCGTCACCTTTTAAGAGAGTTGGGAAGAGCCCCCAGCTGTTACCTGCATCATCCCACCCGTTTTCGGGAATGTTGTCAGTCGTTGACGCCCCGCGCAGCCGCGCAGCGAGCTCCTTGGCGGAAACCGCCTTCACCGGACTTGATCCGGCATTGATCTCTCCGTTCGAAGCCATGAGTTCGACGTAGGAGCCGCCCTGTTTTATGTAGACCTTGCCATCGGGCAGGCCGACGCCATGGCCATCCTTCGGCGTGATCATCGCCCAACCGGCAGCAGTGTACTCTGTCAGCTTGCCATCGTTCCCGTCCCAGGAGCCGGTTGCGCCCGTGGCAATCACATAGGTATCGCCGATCGCCGGCGCGACTGGAGGCGCGGTCAGCGAGATCGATTTGACCGGTATCCAGGGCGTGACGGTAAGCCGCTGCAGAGCGACCATCATCGACGGATCGACAACGATCGTCACATTGGCGATGTCCGAAAACGCGACTTCAAGGCGAATATTGCCCGATACCGTCTGCCCCGACGCGGGCAACGGCTTGTTGATTGCCGGGTTGTAATGGGCAATCGCGATCAGATCGCCGTCGCTGTCGATCAGCCCGCTTTCCCTGATCGTGTAAGGCCCGTCTTCGGCCGCAAGGAATGCGTCGAAATAAGCGACGTTCGACGCGCCGACCACGGTCCCGCTGCCGCTGATCGTCTTGCGGTCGACCTCATCATAAAGCGCGGTTTCCCCGCCGCTCGGAACCGTGACGCCTTCGCCGATCGCTATGTGCGTGATCTCGATGGTCGTGGCGTTGGCCAAGGCCGCGGCTTCCTTGGCGCGGCCCAGATTGGTCATGATGGCGAAGGAAGATTGAACCATTTTTTACACCTTGCGATGGGCTGTTGCGTTAAAGAGTGTCGCTGCGGTGGCCCCGAGATAGGACGAGGCGCGGATCGTCGAACCGCCGAACTCGTAGGGATGAGCGACCGCCGTAATCGACATCTGGCTGGTCGCGCCGACATAGAGCGGGCCACGCGCTCTCAGAACCGCGACAGTCGTGAAGACGCGGCTTTTGGGCTTTGCGGCGGCAACGGACTGGATGGCGAAGCCATGGGTCTGGACATCAAAAACCGGGCCGCCGTCCTGATAGATGATCTCGACCCTGAACGTGCCGCGTCGGCCGCCATCCTGCCACCACTCGATGATCCGCGTTTCGAGTTCGAATGCGGCTAAAGCCCGGCGCACCGCGCCGAGCGTGCCCTTGACCCGGTGGACCGCAGGCGACGCGGCGACAACCGCACGTTTTCGTGCTTCGCTCCAGTCGTTCGACCAGACATCAACAGAGACCGCCCAGGCAAGGAACGGCAGAAGCTCGGACGGACAGCGCCACGGGTCCCACAGATCCTGGATAGAGATGCCGACGCCATCGGCGCGGACGGTGTCCACATCGGACAGGACGCGCTGAAGCCGGGTCGAATTGGCCGGGAGCTCGGTTACGGAATTGCGCGCCACGTGTCCGCTCCTTCCTCGACCGTGATGGTGATGCCGGTGCAGGTGGCCGCTCCCTTGGAGCCCCGGTCGATGTCGGCCGCAGGCGCGGTCAATTCGATCTCGGTGACATCGGTGACCCGGAGCGCGCCGCCAAGACCCAGCCGCTGGACGATTGTCCCGATGCGCCGGCGCGCGGCGACATAGGCTTCGACCTGTTTGCGGGCTTCAGCTGCAACCGGTTGCGGATCGGCGCCCGGTGCAATCCTGATCGTGGCCTCGACTTCGTATTCGTGATCGTCGGCCAGTTCCACTGTGACCTTGTCGCCAAGCGGACGGACGTTTTCGGCCGTGACCGCCGCATAAACGCGGTCGATCAGAGCCGGTCCGCTTCCCGCATAGGCAAGGCGGGGAAGGATTACGACGAGGATCTCCGGAGCCAGGACCGGATCGTTGTTGGCATAGACCGCGCCGTCTTCCTCGGAATAGGCGGCGGCGTCGGCCACATCGCCGGTCCCGTCAAGTTCGAGGGCGTGAAACACATAAGCCCCTTCCGGTCCGGCAGTCGAGAATGCTTCCGGTGCGAGGACGATCCGGTTCTTGAAAGTCTGATCGGCCTCCATGATCGGGTCACCGGTTTCTTCATCCGTGCCGACAACCAGGCGCGAGATCCCGTAATAGGTCGCCGCGATCTGGTCGAGGTAGCTGCCCCAGGAAGAGGCAAGCATGACGGCGCGGACCTGGTCGTTGATTTCCGCCCTGATCCCGACCTCGCGATCGGCTCCCAGGATCTGATCGATCTTGACCGGATCGCTGTCGAGCATGTCGACGTCATAGGAGATGCCCGCTGCGTCAGCCTTTGTCCGGAAACTCTCCATGCGCTGGTCGACAATGGATTGATGATCCGGTTCGACCAGCGGAAGTCTGGGCAGGCGTGCGAGATCGGGGGCGATGAAACGGCTCATGCGGCAATCACCTCGATACGGCCAGGACCCGATACCGGTTCCGGAAAGGCAATGATGTCAGCGGTCTTCATCTCGGCGTCATCAAAAATGCCGAGATGGCCACGCGGATAGAAAATGCCTGACAACATGAACGAGAACGCACCATCACGGCCGCCCTTGACCATCTCGATTGTTTCAAGCTTGAAGCCGGGCTCAAACTGGTCAATCGCTTCGGCGACTGCACGATAAAGCGAAATCAGCGTGATGGCCGATGCGTTCTGATCCTGAATGGACCAGATATCCGCGCCGAACAGCCGCCGCCATTTGAGTGCGCCGACATGCGTGGTCAGAATGACCCGGACCGACTGGACGCAATGCGCCCAGCCGGTCAATGGCTTGCCTGTCTGTGCGTCCACACCGCTTCTCATGAGTGGTTCAAACCTCCTTTGAAGGCCGTTCTAGACGGCTTCGATTTCGCCGTTGCGTTGGGGGTGTTCAGCCTGCGCATCGCCAAGCCAGAGCGTCTTGCCCTTGGCGGGCGAGCGCTGGCCCGCGACGAAGGCACCCGCGTGATCGGTGACGCGGTATTCGCGTCTGCCTTGCTTGTCGCGTTTGATTTTCGGCTCCTCTGCGGCGCGTTTGGGCGCGTCTGTCTCGCCATTGTTGCCGGTTGCTGGTTTGGTCATCCTGTTTCCTTTCCTCATGCAAACACCTCATCCGCGCCGCCGACGGCCTCGTCAAACCCGCTGTCGAGATCGGTGACCCGATGAACTTTCTTCGAACCGTTATTGAGCCGGGTCTTGCCATGGGTGACGATTTCACCGGCGGTGATGTCGACGCGGCAACCGCCTACGGCGAGCGAAATCTTTCCCGGCGTCACGGTGATCGTGGCGTCGCCGTGTTTCCAGACCTTGGCCTTGCCCTCTCCCGGTGTCGGGTTGTCGTCGGTATGACCGACATCCATGGCGACGCTCGCCGGACCGATCACACCGCCGGGCGACAAGAGCCGCATGGGCTGGCCGACCTGGCGCTGGGTGTAGGAGGAGTAGCCACCGACGCCGTCGCCGGCTTCTTCCTGGACACGCACCCAGGGCGACAGGAACGGCTGGCCGCCATTCTGTGCCGGTTCGAGTTCGAGCCGCACCCGGCTGCCGTCCACGTCGGCTACCCGTCCGTCGACGACGACATGGGCCAATGCCGTCCGCAGGCCGGCGATTTCCTTGCGCATCATTGAAATCTCGCTGGCGTCGCTCATGGCTGGCCTTCCGGATCTTCCATCAGGTTTTCGTCGTTCACGTACAGCGCGGTGACCACGTTTCCGGCGTCGTCATAGATGTTGGTGCCGATCTCCCGGAGCCTGGTTGTCCAGGTCACCGCCACGAGCGAGACGCCGCGTGAGCGGATCGCAGCCGACATGACCGGTTCAAGCGAGACCTTCTCGGCCATGCCCACCTTGGCGAGACCCCAGTGATTTCCCGATCCCATAAGGGTGAGAACCGCTTCAGCAATGACCAGGGCCTTTGCGTCACGTTCGTCTTCGCGACCCTCTGTGACGATGAAGGCGGCGCAGTTGGCCTGAAGCGTCACCTGTCCGGTGGCTTCCAGACTGACCGGGGACTTGAGCACAGCGACCAGAACAGCCGGCGCTCTGATCGAGCGTTCTGACAGCGCATCAAGATTGAAGCGCCCGCCCAGTGCCCGGCATTCCCTGAGCTCCGGCAGAAGTGCTGAAATCTTGCCGACAACGGCCGCCTTGAAGGCTTCGATCCGCCCGGTCATTGCAGGGTCCCTCCGGCTGCTGCGGCGATCGTGTCGACAATCATGTCGAATATGTCGGTCTGATCCTGACCGGAGAGACCGAGATAGGGCCGCGCCGGGATATCCGCCTTCATGGCGAAGACAAGCTGATTGCCGACCATGAATGCAAGCTTCCTGGCATTGACCGGCTTGATGGTTCCGCCAAGCTGGTGGATCGCCGCGTAGACAAGAGCCGAGCCGATTTCGACGGAGCCGGACCCGGTCCGGTAATCGATGGAGGCGGCAAGATTGCCGGATTGATAGAGCGTCGACGTGCCGGCCTGATTGGGCTTCCAGCTTGCGCCATCGGGCGAAGTCTTGGTGACCTCGATACGCTCCCGAGTGCTTTCTTGCAGAAGCCGCCCGATCGCATCAAGCAACTCGCCCTGGTCAAGAGTTTCGATACCTTCAATCGCCTGGATTGCCTGATCGAAACCTTCGTCTCTGATCTGGATGCCGACGCCGCTCATTCTGCCCGCCCCCGGCCAAAACGCCTCGGCTCGGCCGAGAAGGCCGAACCGCCGGTGGAACCTTGACCCGCACCGCCATCGATCCTGGGCTCGTCACGGCCGAGACCGGCCTTGCCCTGCGCCATCAGCTTCAGATAGTCGATCGCCTGCTTGTAGCGCTCGACCATTGTTTCGGTGAGCCGTGAATGCCGGTTGGCAAGGACGTAAGCGGCAATGTCGATTGCCGGCCGCTTGAGCACTTCAGGCTGGCCAGTCAGCGGCAGGGTGTAACGAGCCGACAGGTAGCCGTCGATCTCGGCCGAAGCATTGCCGAGCGCCGCCGCGATCGCCTGATCCACATCGGCAATATCGGACGGCAAAAGGTCGGCGATGAATTCGCCGCCATAGATGGTCTCGATGTCCGCTTTTGTCGCGTAGGCCATTGTGGATCCGCTTGATTGGTGGGGCGGCGGGCCGAATTGCCCGCCGCCCGGTCACACTCTCGGGGGGGTTATTCTTCGGTGTCCGCCATCTTGATCTGAAGTTCCGGATCTCCAGCCAGGGCTTTTTGCTGGGCATCGGAAAGATCAGCGACCGGGATGGTGACCGGAGACAGGCCGAACCGGTACCCGGCGCGGCGGCGGGGGCCACGGGCTGTCACGATAATTGCCGGACCCACTTTCGCGTTTTCCGTCTCATTGCCTGCCGTCTTCCCGTCGGCGGGGTTCGCTGTTGCCGTTTGTGCCTTGGCCATCGGTGTCTCCTTCATGGTCTCGTTTCGGAAAGGCTGCGAAATCCGCAGCGCTTCTGAAAAGAGACCCGGCCGGATTGGATGCTCCGGCCGGATTGCTCATTATCCGGCTGTCAGGACAGCCAGGGCGACATGAAGATGTCGGCCTTCTTGAAGTTCGGGTTGTCGGCGCCATTGGCCAGGCGCTGAACGCCGACCACTTCCTCGGCCTTGTTTTCAAGTGTTGGCGGCACCACCAGCAGATTGGGAACAATGTTGAGCGGACGGCCCTCGTCGCCCTTGAGCGAAGTCATGGCGAGACGCGCGGCTTCAAAATTGGCCTTCGTCAGTTCCGCTTTCGAGCCGAAAGCAAGCTGCCAGTAGGTGTAACCCGCAGCGCCGCGCGACCGTGTGCCGTAGAGGAACTCGTCCTTCATGAAGACGTGATCGGATTTGTCGGGATCGTCATGGACGATCAGCTCCGGTTTGACGCGCTCCTGGTAAACGATCGGCTTGATCGGTTTGGTGGTGCACAGCAGATACCAGGCGTCATTCGCACCGGCCTGCATGTTGGACACCGACTGCTCGACACCGCCAACGCGAACCGGATGATCGGTGTCGAAGAAGTTCTGACCGTCAAAGCAGGTATTGGCAAAGCCGGTTTTAAGAGCCGAGAACACCAGCTCGTCTGGATGCTCGGCGGCAGCCCCTGCAAGTCCCTTGACCGCCATGGAATAGGTGCCCAGCTGATCGTCTTCGATATGTTCGCGCTTGACGGCAATCGTGTCTTCGAACTTGCGGTTCTTGAGCGTGTAGGCTTCCTGCTCAAGCCGCTTGATCAGGCGCTCGTCGATCCACTCGCGCATGCCGGGGATCTGGTTGAGCCAGCTGTAGGTTTCGATCAGGGTGTTGGAGTTGACGCTTTCGGCGATCCTTTTCCAGCTCGGATCTGCGGAGCTGAAGACGCCGGCAAAGATGGCGCGGAAGCTGGTGGTCATGGCCAGCAGCTGATCGCGGGTGATGGACTTTCTGATGGGCATTGAATTTTCCTCTGTTGGGCCTCAGGCGGCGCTTGGTTCAGTCAAACTCGACCCAGACACCGCCATCCGAGAGCGCGCGCACCTTGCCGGCCCGCGACAAGGAGCCGGTGTCATCGGTCTTGGCCACGGTGATGTCATCCTCGACAAAACAGTCCGAGCCGACATCGGCGGCGGCGATCGCATCGGTGGCGGAATTGGCGAGCAGGAAGCAGCCGAGTTTGGCCTTGACGTGCGTATCGCCGGCTGGCTGATCAGCGCTTTCCTCGGCGATGCCGACAGCGACCAGGCCGGCGCCGGCCGCACCGGCCTTTGCCGCGCCGGCATCGAGCACGACGATGACGCCGCGATTGATGACGGCGGCCGCCTTGAGCAGATGCGAGAAGGTTCGGCCTTCACGCTCGAAAGTGTTGCGTTCGCCATTTGAAGGCATGGTCTATCTCCGTTGGTTGATCTGTCCTGGCGGTGTGCAGTCAGGCGGTGAGCAGTCAGGCGGCGTTGCCGGATTTGGCGGCAAGGAAGTCCTTTTCCGAGACGCCCAGCGAGGCAGCGGTTTCGCGCTCGACCTCGCTCAATTCGGAAGTGTCTGTGTCCGGACGGCCATGAATGCCGCTCTTGCTGGTGACTTCAGGTGATTTGCCGAGTGCCGTCAGCACCTTTTCAAGCGAGGCCTCGTCCGAGCAGAGCGCGATGTAATGCCCCTTGGTGGCGGGCGTAATCTTGCCGGCCGTGACCGCAGCGGCAATCTCGCTCTCCACGCGCTTCTTGAACTCGGCTTCGCCGGCTTCCTTCAGCTTGCTCTCCGCCGTCTCGGCGCGCGCCAGGACGCTGTCATAATCAGCGCGTGGCATGAAATCATCGACCGAGGGTGTCTTTGCCTTCGCCTTGGCGGAGGCAAGCTCGGTCTGGTGGTCCCGGTCGCGTTTCTGGATGGCGGCGAGGATTTCTTCCTCGGTCGCATCGTCCTTGAGGCCAAGCGCCTTGGCGATCGCGTTGAGCATGTCGTTGTCCTTTGCGGTTGAAGATGCGCTTGCGAGCGCGGTCATCTGGAAGGCCGGGCGGTTGACAAGCGCTGCTGCGGCAAGTCCGGTGACCTCGCCCGTCTTCTTGTCGGCATAGAATTCGGGCGAGATGAAACGCCACTCGCGGTTGGCGATCGCCTCGGCGGCGGTCACGGTCCACTCGACGACCGCCCAGACCTCGCCGTCCCGGATTTCCAGCCTCTGGATCCATCCTGCCGCCTTGGACTGGCCGCCATCGTCAACATCGAAGGCCGACAGGTGGTCGTAATCGACCAGAATAGGCAGCGCGCCGGCATTGACCTTCTCGACGAAGGCCTCGGGATCAGAGAGTTTGAAATTGCGGCCGTCGACGGTTGCAAGCTCCGGACCTTTGGGAAAGATCTGGAATGCGATGGGAGCCTGGCCGTCTTGTGCGCGCGCCAGCTGTGCCGGTGCGGACAGAAATGCGGTGCCGGCGCGAGCACGATCGGTGCCGGCAAGATGGCGGCCAGTAGTCCGGCCAGAAATTCGGGTTGCGGTCTCAATGTTCATGAGGCAGTAATGGATTGCGTCAATCCGCTTCGCGGTGGTGACATCGCGTCACCCCCGCAGCCCGCCCGAAATCGGGGACTGGCGCCGCTCCCCCTCAAACAGGATCAAAATCAAAGCGCCTTCAAAGGCCGTCAGCGCCCGTTTGGGGCCTGCCCGGTATGAGCGGGCGTTTGGAAGGCTGATCGCGTTGTACGGGCGAATTCTTCGCAGCTGCCTGAATTGAACAATGCGCCGGGGTGATGTATAAGCTGAGGCAGGCCAGAGCCAATGAGTTCACCCGGAACGCTTCATGCGGATCTGCGGAGGGTTGACGACCTCCCTGGCCTACTTCCTCTTCACGATGCGATTGATATCTTCGGTGGACTTCCTGTGAAAGCTGGTCAGGTAGACCTCGCCCGGCAGGACCTTGATCGCGGCGCGCCATCCGGTGCCATCGGAAAATCCGTAAACCACCGCGCCCTTTGAACTTGGCTTTACGAGTGCAGGGAATGCCAGGATCTCGATGGCGGCCGCGAAGTCGCGTGGCTCCAGCTTCCGCCTCTTGTCGTCGTCAATGATATGCCTGGCGCTGTCAGCCGAGAGCAGGACGTGACGCGCGCTGGTGGGTCGGGCTTGCCGGAGCATATCGGTTAGCGGCGCCACCGGCAGGAGTGCTTTGCTCTTGCCGCGATTTGCCATCACATCCCGGAAGGTTCGGGAACCGACTATGTCGGCGATTGCGGTCCGCCTGCCGTCGGGTGACAACCGCTCCAGCTGGTCTCCAAGAAATTCGGCCGCGCGAAGCTGGCGGTTGCGGCCAGGGTTTTGCGCCCAGCCCGGATCGATACCGGCAGGCACGTCGATGCGTCGGCCGTTCCGATTGTCGAACCAGGAGCGGGTTTCAACCTCGGGCGCGGCGGCGTCCGCCGAATAGCCGTCGCGCTCGGCCTGTCGCCTGGTCATCTGCCGCACACCGCATTTGCAGCCCCAGCCATTGGGCGGGTAGTGGGTGTGCCACCAGGGATCATCGACCGGCAGGATGGTCCCGACCCAGCTCCGGTGCTCGGGGCGCAGGCGCTCGCTGGATGACAACGTGTAGCGCAGGAACGGCAGGAATGCCTTGGTGCGTTGGGTTCGTTCCCATTCGCCGGCGGCGCGGGCTGTTGCCACATTGGCCCAGTGGATTGTGCGAAGCCGTCTCGGGCTCCCAAGCTGGACCAGCTTTTCAAGGCCGTCTTTCGGATCGACGGCACGCTTGCGACCCCACCAACCCTTTTCTTCCAGGATCGGCTGGAGACCCGCGCGAAACTCTTCAAAGCTTTGCTGTTTGCGGATCGCCTCGGCGGTGGCGGAGCGGATGTCGTCAAGCACCTCGTAGCCCGTGGTCTTGGCAACGGTATAGGTGTGCGCATGCTCCTCGGAGGTGATATCGCGCCAGTCGAAGGTTGGACGTTGGCCTTTGCTATCGAAATAGCGGGTGACCTCTTCCGGCGCTTCCGTAAACAGCGGGCCGTCAGCCATTGCCGCCGCCCAGATCCCCATCGCCTCTGGCCTTCATCGCCTGGATGGCCATCGTCCTGGCAAGGTTCGCCGTGTCTGGGTTGAGCTTGTTGAGCCGTTGGATAAAGTCCTCATAGCCTGACGAGGCAAAGGCGATCTCGGATACCTGGTCAAAGAGCGGTTGCATGTCGGCCTGCCAGTGGCTCAAGCCGTCTTCCACAAGCATATCGATTTCATCCGATTGCGCGCCTGCCAGGTGAACCTCGCCACAATGCAGGCAGGCCTTTCTCGCAGACGCCTGTTCAGGTGCGGCCGGCTGACCCGGTTCCTTGTTTGCCGGTAGGGTCCGGGGCGGGAAAAGTACGTCCTCATCATCTGCGGGGGCGGCAAAGCCCACCTTCTTGCGCACGTCCGCCATCGAGACCCTGAGACCCATCGGAACCAGCTTTTCGAGCGCCTCCGACATGGTCTTGATGTCTTCGGGATCCTCGACCGGAAACGAGACCACCGGCGCTTCCACGTCCGGCCCGTAATTAAACGCCACATAAGTGGCGATCAGATCGCGGTTGATCGTGGCTCCCAGCTGCCGTGCGTCGGATTTCTTGATGTCGATCTTGACGTCTTCATGGACGCTTGCCTGGGCAAGGCTCGATCCGTCGTCAGTCGTCATAGTCTGGCCGAGAACAGCCTTTGAGACCTGCTTGTCGAGATAATCCGCCATCGCGCCAAAGACGGCATTACCCTGACCGCCCTTGGCTTCGATGAATTCGACCTCCATGCCTTTCGGAATGATTGCGGCGGCATCGGAGCCGAGATCCCGGACGGCGCGAAGCAAGGTTCGCTTTTCCTCAGGCCCGGCCTGATCATCATATTTGCCGACCCTGAGCGGCATGCCGAAGACTTCGAGAAAAGCCGCCCAGTCCTGAAGCGTGAAGCTCTTGAGCATGAAGGCCCAGCTGACCAGGCGCGCCAGGCCATTGCGAAGCTTGAGCCCGGTCTTGAGACGCGGCGCGTGCACGATCATCGAATAGGGCGGGATTTCCTTGCCGTCCGGATATGCCTCGTCCTTGATCCGGAGTTCGGAGAGGGTCTCGCGGTCAAATGTGAAAAAATGCGGATCCCGGTGCAGGTATCTGGACGGCTTCCACTCATCCGCGCCAAGCTCCCAAATGATCTCGGTGCAGGAATATCCCTTGGCAATGCCGTCGAGCGCGTCGTCAATCATCTCGCTGAAGGCCGGCCGCGACACGAGAAGCTCGATCGCCTCGACCATCTTGTCGTCGTTACCCGTGACAATCGGCTCGATCAGCGAGACGGCGCGTTTGCGCTGGCCGAGAACAGACGCGTAGTGCGGGTCACGTTCCTCCATCTCTTCGGCAAGGGTGAGCATCTGGTCATTGTTGCCTTCATTGGCTTCCTTGATCAGCTTACCCAGGCTCGACGGATCGAGACCCTTGGCGATGCCCTCGCGCCGAATCGAACGGACCCCGGTCACCGTCGGCGCAGCGTGCTCCCGGATCAGTGTTTCTTTCTTGATCGGCAGGCCATCCGGCCCGAGCAAACCAGCCATTACCAAAGCCCTCCATGCCTGCGGAAATTGTCATCGTCTTCAAAGCCCCGACTGCCGGGTTCGCGCTCCAGTTCGCGCGATGACATGTAGCCATCGTGGACCGGAGTATCTTGCCTCGATGCATACCAGGCCAGGGCGCTGGCGATTGCCGTGTCACCGTGGCGGCCGAGACCGTTTGCGCCCTTGTAAGTAAAACCGTCCGGAACCTTGATGTAGCCACCCACGAATTGCAGCGCCTGATGATCGCGCAGAATGTCTTCGTCCCTGGCAAGGACGATTGAGCCGTCGCCAAAGGCGGCGATGAAGGGCGGCATTTCGAGCCGGTACCATTCCTGCGAAAACTTCACCTCGAAGATCTTGGAGCCGTATCTCTGCGCGGCAACTTCAGCCAGATAGGCACCATTGCCGCCAGCATCCAGCGCGCCGGCCTGAAGCCTGGGCAGCCGGTCCACAACGTAAAACAGGATATCGCGTTGTTGCTCGAACGGAATGTTGTGGAGTTCGACGACAAGGACGCATCTCCGGACAAGATCTCGCCCGACAGCAAACACCATGATGGCGGTGGCATCGCCGGATCTGGCGAAGTCCTCACCGAACACATGCCGCAAGGACGGATCCAGCTTCTCAAGAACCGGCCGCAGGTGCTTTTCGCACCAGTCGCGGATATCAGCCTTTCTGATGTCCTGATTGGCGTTCTTGAAGGTGTCGGGTTTGTCGAGCCGCAACACCGGGATGCCCGCTTGCATGATGTTTTCGATCTGGACGCGGGTCAGCGCCGCCCCTTCGGCATCCGAAGGGATAGCATCGAGCTCCTGCTGCATCTGCGCAGTGCGCGGGCCATAGGATGCCCGGATCTTGCCTTCCCATTCAGTCTCGGCTTCCTGCGACCAGACCTTGCCCTTGATCAGGCAAACCCGTTTGTAGAGCCCGTTTTTGACAGCATCGCCGAACGGAATGAAGTGAACCGAGAAGGGGTTCTTGCCCGCCCGCGCTTCGCGGATCAACTCGTTGAATGCGCTCAGGACCCCGTTGTGGGTGGATATCACCCGGATCTTGCCACCCCAGATCAGAAGCGCGTTGACCGCATCAAGCACCCCGCGCACATCCTTGTGGTAGGCCGCCTCGTCGATGACCACGATCCCCTGAAGGCCGCGGATATTTTCAGGCCGCGATGACAGAGCCTCGATACGGAAGCCGCTGCCGAAGCGAACCCGAAACGCCGAGATCATCTGCGAAGAACCGTCCGCCTTGACGTCTTCGAAGATAAACTCCTCGATCGCGAGCAGCTCTTTGGCGACGATCCTGGCGAAGTGGGCAACATAACCGATGAACTCGCGGCCCTTGTCCTTGGTGTCGCCGATATAGAAGATGTTATCGCCACCCGCTGCGCGGCTTGAAGCCGCGATCAAGGTATCGTCAAGCGCTTCGGCAAAGGTGATCCCGGTCCGGCGGCCCTTTTCGGCCAGCTTGAGATCGCTCTTGTCGGCCAACCAATCGGCCTGATGCTTCATCAGGATGCCTTCGGTCAAAGGGTCAAGCGTTTCGGGGATCTCCGAGCCGCGTGTGAACTCGTCGGACAAGTGATCGGGCTCTCGCGAAATCGCGGTTTGTGTTGCCCCTGCTGTTTGCTCGATGTTCATCCCCGAACACCCAACACATCGCGACGGATCTGGGTCACCTGATCGGCGGATAGCCCTGCCTGTTTGACCATTGCCGTGGTGACCTCGTCGACCTTGCTTTCCATCTCTTTTTCAAGTTTCAGGATGCGGTCTGTCGAAACCCGCTGCGCCTGGGCAAAAGAACGCGCCGCCATGGCCAGTTCCTTGGCATCCTTTGGCGTATACCCGGCTTCGCCCGCATCTTGCAGCAGTTCAAACACCAGCACCTTGCCAAGCTCGGTAACCATCATGGTGAGTTCGTCGGAAGATGCAGGGTCCAGCCGTGAACCGAGCGCCTTGACGATACGGTGCGTGTTTTCCATGCGGCGTGTAGTTAGGGCCAGCTGGGTCGAGTAGCGGCTGAAAGCTCCAACCGATATGGGCGCAAGACCTCGGTCGGCGATCCGTGCGTTGAACTCGGCGAGGATATCCTTCTGAAGGCGATCGCGTTTTCTGAGCTCTTCCCCCGCCCAGACGATGTCGGGTTGAGCCTCGTCGGGCAGCAGGTCGATCGATGAGAGCCGGCCACGGCCTTTCGCCCGATCCTTTGCCATCCTCATGCGCTCCTTGAGGGGCTCGGCCGCTTGACGCCTTCAAGCACTCGCCGGCGCTCGACGTGATCGAGACCCGGCTCGATCAACTCGGCAATTACGGCTGTTCCGGCTTCAGTCAGCTTCACCGCGCCGGCGCTGTGCTGAAGCCAGCGTAACTGGTTGCGCACATACTCGCGGCCGCGCTTGATGGCGAAGGCTTCCAGCATCGTGGTCAACATGCTGTCGGACAACCGGTAATCAGTCTCGCCTGCCAGCGCCTTGAGGATCACCAGCCGTGCCTCGGTATCGTAGTGTTCGGCATAGCCCTCAAACATCATTTGCCCTTTCCTGAGAGTGAAATCAGAAAGCTTTCGATCCGGGAAACAGCCGCACCGGTCGCAATGGTCGTTCCGTTCAATGCAATCATCCGCTCGTCCATGCGGGCAAAAGCCGTCTCCAGTTGGTGCATGTCCTGTCTTGTCGGGCGTGATGCGAGATCGTGTTCGACCTCCCTGATGCGCTCGTCAAATTTGCCCAGACGCGCATTGATTGAACGAAGCTCTTTCATCACCTCACCGTTCGCTTCAGGTTCTATCTCACCAGGTATTAGGTCCTTATCTCCCTGCTGAGCACCGAACCCCATCCAGCCTTTGACCCGCGCCAGCGCCGCGCCTGCAGCCAGAATGACTACGCCCAGCGCCGCTCCCAAAGGCCCTGCCTGTTCAATGAGCCTGTTTTGCCACTCGTCCATTCACCACTTCCGTTCAAATTTCTGCTGACACTCAATGCAGCGAACCGCGAAGGGCGCGGCGCTGCGGCGTTCGGGCGGAATATCGGACCCGCAATCCTTGCAATCGTTCCGGCCATGTCCGGCCACCAGCCTGGTGGCGTTATCAAGTTTCAGGTCGCGCTCCCGCGCGACCCTCATCTCGGCCTGCTCGATCATGAAATCGCTTCCACTCACGACTTGCCCCGATTGAGGACGGCATCAATGACGTTTCGACCGAGATCCTTGACCGTATGGCCACCCATGTAGAGCGCCATGAACCACGAGGTGAGTGTCATCAGCGTGGCCAGATCGACCATTTCGATCATCAGACCGCCGCCTGACCCGAGCCGTTGGTTGACGATAGGAGCGATGATGATCCGCCAGATCCAGAAGACGGCCAGCAGATACATCCAGCCGTAGCGCCAGAAGGATTGCCAGAAACCTTCCCTGGTTTCGGCCTGGAGAAGTGCAAACTGACCCTCAAGACCGGATGCATAGAGCGCGATCAGTTCCGGCATCTCCGCCTCGGCCTGGCTGACAGCATCCGCAATTTCTGCTGGTTTGAGTTCCGGCAACTCGGCCGGCTCAACGCCCGCTTTCTCCG